AAACACAGGAGATCCAATGACGTTGACTGAATTTTTCCTTGAAAAGCCCCGAGGGGCGAAGGCCGAGATGGCCAGAAAGCTTGGGGTGAGCAAGACGTGGATGAGCCTTGTGATCAGCGGCAAGCACTTTGCCAGTCCCGAGTTGAGTGTGGCTATTGAGCGGTACACCAAGGGTCAGGTGACGCGCAAGATCCTCCGTCCTGACATTTTTGGGGCCCTGAAGTGATCTGGTACAAGTTCCACATCGGTGACTACCTTGCCGAGACAGCGCATCTTGCGGATGCCGAGGACTTAGCGTACCGCCGCCTGCTAGACTGGTACTACATCAGCGAGAGGCCCCTGCCGCTTGACATCAATTTTGTAGCACGGCGCATCAAGCTGGACGAGGACGTTGTAGCCCCTGTACTAGCAGAGTTTTTTAGGAAGACAGACGACGGCTACGTCAATGACAAGGCTGCCAAAGCAATTGCTGCCTATGCATCTCGTGTTGAGATAAACCGCAATTCTGGCAAATTAGGCGGCAGGCCAAGAAAAACGGCATGATAGAATTTTGGGCATGGCTACCCTTAGCGGGGGAAAAGGCGATTCGTTACCGCCCTGCCAGACCCACCCTCAGTAACGGCTGACCTAGAACGTAAGGTTGTCAATGCACTACTACCAGTTTAATATTGGTGACTATCAGTCACACACTGCACACCTGTCAGAACTCGAAGACCTAGCCTACCGGCGATTGCTGGACTGGGTTTATCTGCACGAAAAGCCAATTCCACTAGAAATCAACGAGGTGGCGCGGAACATTCGTATGCGAACGCATTGCGAAAGCATTGCCATCGTATTGCAAGAGTTCTTCGTTCGCACTGAAGCAGGCTGGGTGTCAGACCGTGTACAGCGTGAAATTGCCAAGGCTGGCGATAAAAGCCAGAAGGCTTCTGAGAGTGCAAAAGCTCGTTGGGATGCGAACGCATTGCGAATGCAGTCCGAAGGCAATGCTACACATAACACATTACCCATTACCCAGAACCCAATACCCATTACACAAAACACAACGGATACCTATATTTGTCCACCTGACGGTGAACCTGTGGACAAATTGCCAGCTTGTCAGCACCAAGCAGTCATTGACCTGTACCACCAGCAGTTGCCTACCCTGCGCCGGGTTGAGGTGTGGAACGCTGTCCGACAGGGTTACCTGAGACAGCGCTGGCGCGAGGTGGCGGCGGAGTTGGGCAAAGAGAAGCCGATCAGCGGTGATGCGGTCTTGGATTGGTTCAATGACTTTTTTGGTCACATCCAGAAGTCCCGTTTTCTGGTCGGCAAGATCAACGGGAAGGACGGGCGGGCTTTTGCCGCCGATTTGGAATGGATCATCAAGCCGAGCAATTTTGCAAAAATCGTAGAGGGGAAATACCATGGCACTAACTAATTTTCGTAAAGAAGAGCCCGTCCAAACTGACGACAAGCTTTATTGCTCGCATCCGGGTTGTCCGAACTTGTGGTCTGTCCGGATGGAGGGATCACCCCCGAAGTGCAGCCACCACCAGTGGGGCGCGAAGCCGAAGAACGAAGGAACGTCCACCTACAAGCAGTGGGCAGACCGGCAAACCCTGTCCAAGCCGGTGTCCGATTGGTACAACCAGTCTGGAGAAAAGTGGTGAACTACTTTGAAGCTCACAAACTGCTTGACGAGGTAAAAGATGGACACGACCACACCACCGCCGACATCACAACTGCGCTTGGACTGGTTGGAGACATTGACCCAGACCTACGCCGAGCTGGCTCTGGCCGGTGGCGACCAAGCGCTGAAAGACGGCCGGAGGGATTACCTGATAGCCCGGTTCAAGGAACTGGAGCAGGACTTTCCCGGCATCACTGCAATCATTCACACCAAAATTAGGGCAATGAAATGAACATTTTTGAACAGGGCAAAACCCTTTTTACGCAGAACGAGTTCAACCAAGCACTAGCTGAAGCCAAGGCCGAGATTGTGTTGATCGCTGTCCACACGACCAAACAGGCCATGTACCTCGAGCGCCGGGCCTGTGCCCAGATGCTCTTGGACATGGCCAACGCTGAGGACAAGGGTACAGTTTGTACCGCCCTTCGAACTGCAGCCGAGCACATGGTCAACCGCATCCCGGTGCAGAACCAATGATGCAAATTATGTTCACCGTCCCCGGCCCGCCGCATGGCAAAGGCAGGCCAAGGTTTGCCCGGCGTGGCAACTTTGTTGCAACCTACACCGACGCCAAAACAAGCAGCTACGAAGATCAAGTACGGTTTTACGCTTTGCAGGCAATGGGCAGCAGCAAACCGCTAGAAACGGCGCTAGAGGCTGCAATCTACATTAGGCTATCAGTGCCTAAGTCATACCCCAAAAAGCGCGTAGAGGCCTGTTTGAACGGCTCTGAGTGGCCATGCAAGAAGCCTGATTGGGACAACGTGGCCAAAAGCATCTGTGATGCGATGAACAGCATTATTTTTGTTGACGACAGCCAGATCGTGGAGTGTCATGTCCGCAAAGTGTATGCAGCGACTGCTGGTGTAGATGTTTTGATCAAGGAAAAAGAATGACACCGATGAAAGTTAAGTGGTTTGAGGGTCGCAAGGGCAAGATTGGTATTGCCAAGGTCCAGACCGAGGACGGTGATACCGAATACCGGATTGGTACGGTTGACGGGTTCCTTGAGCACATGGACGTCCAGCAGGTCGTAGCATGGGGCGTCTGGTTCCCCATCAAGGCCGGCGACGCATTATTTTTGGAGGGCGCATGAGCGAAAAACTGATTGATCCTCAAGCTGCGGTCGACTTCATGATTGCCAAGAGCAAAGCTTACGCGCAGGCCGAGGCCAACAAGGTTTATATGGAAGAGCTACGCAAGACGATCAAGGCTGAGGAGATGATCAAGGCCGAAATGAGGGATCACAAGACGGCCGTCATGCAAGAGCGCGAGGCGTATGCGTCGCAACGATACAAAGATCACCTGCTGGCCTTACAGCAGGCCGTGGAGATCCGCGAGGAGCTGCGGTGGATGCTAATAGCCGCGCAGGCAAGGATCGAAGTTTGGCGCTCACAAGAGGCCAGCAACAGGGCAGAAGGGAAAGCCACGATATGACCGAAGATGAAGAGTTCGAGCGCATCAGCCACGAGCGGAAATACAACCGAAGAGACAAGCGTATCGACCAAAATAAGCGGTCAGGTGAGTCGCTATCGGTTACGTACTCAATCAAGCTGACCCAGAGCCAGAGGATTGCACTGATTCGGCTTGGGCCAGAGTGGATCAGGTCTCAGATTGACGCCGTGAGCAGATGACAACGCTGGCTGAGAAAAAGCACATGAGCCGGGTAGCGGAACTGGGTTGTGCTGTCTGCCGCAGGATGGGGTACGAGGGGACGCCTGCTGAGATACATCATCCAAGGGCCGGAACAGGGGCTGGGAGACGCGCAAGCCACTATGACGTCATACCTCTGTGCCCAGAGCATCACAGGGGCAAGACGGGCCTCCACGGGCTCGGCACAAAGGGCTTCCCCACGCACTACGGCTACGACGAAGCCGACCTGCTAAACGACACCCGAACCCTATTAGGGTTTGTCCCTATAAAAATAATTTGAAATAGTTGGCGTATTGTGTAATTTGGGCTTACACTAGCATCACTGACAAAGCAATACCGCAAGTCAGGTAACACAGAAAGACCAGCGACATGAACACTACCATCACCCACGACGTCGACACCCTCGGCACCCTGTTGGCCCAGATCGCAGCCCTGACCAAGCAGGCTGACCTGATCAAGGATGCCATCAAGGATTCCGCCAGCATGGGTGGCGACAAGGTTGTTGACGGCGACCTGTTCCGCGCCACCTACTCTGAGTCCAACCGCTCTACGGTTGACAGCAAGGCCCTGTTCGCCGAGCTGGGTGCTACTGCCGAGCAGATTGCTCGTCACACCAAAACCACCGCAGTTTTCTCTGTCAAGGTCACCAGCAAATAAACCCAACGCCCCTTTGGGGGCATAACAGCGAAGGAAAGTGAAATGAGAGCAATAGTAAAAGCCGCAACGGCAATCCCTGAAATGCAATTTGCCTTTGAGTGCATTTGCGCCGACGACAACAAAGAGCCAGATGACTACACCGACGCAGAGATTGTGAGCGAGGCTGAGTACCGCCTCTCCACTTACTTTGAGGACGGCCACATCAACAGTGATGAGATGCGTATGGGTGACGACCGAAACGCCAACAAGATTGCACAAAAGGACATCAGGATGCTCAAGGCGTTTATCAAGAAGTACAAGACTACTGACAGCCAGTGGAGCAAGTACGTTAACCATCTCATCAAGTAAACCACACGGGGCTTCGGCCCCACAGGAGAACACCATGATCTACACAGTAAAAATCTTAAGCGAAAAGAACATCACCTCAGAGCATCAGGTTGAGGCACCGAGCGCACAGGATGCGATTGACCTTGTGGTGGATGAGGCACCGTTTGTCATCAGCGAGGTGTGGTGTGAAAACATCCATGATTGCCTGTGAACGAGTCCACCATGAGCGAATACATCAAAGGCTTCGACCACGGGTGTGACTACATCATTGTGGAGATCGAGCGGTATATCAAACAGCGTAACCACGAGCCTCGGATCACCCAGCCGATCGAGCAACTGCTGGCCCATCTCAAGATGGAAGACCTTAAAAAACAGTCAAGTATTGCTTGATGTGTAATTTGCGGTTACACTAACATCACGGTCAGCAAGACCGGTAACACCAAAAGGATAGCGAAATGACAAACGAAATCGAAACCATCGTGAGCACCCAAGAGGGTGCCAAAATTTCCGTCTCCGAGTGGGATGATGGAGGTGCATGGCTGCACTTGCAGGTGCGGGGCGGATCGGCATATGCCACCATGACCCGTGCAGAGGCAGAGCAACTGCTGGCTGGCCTGCAAGCCATCTTGGCTCAAGAGGTGACAGCATGAGCGACTCCGAAGAAGTCACCAAAAAAGCAACTGACCTGCAAATCAAGCAGGCGATTGCTAAACGCAAGCACCGCTCAGAGGCAGTGTGGCTTGCTAAATCGTTTGAGGAGGCCGAGGCTAACGCAAACCTGTTTGCCAAGGCCCGTATACCAATCGGCACCAAAGATCGCAACAGAGACTTATCTAGAGCCTTTGACAGGGCAACAACGGCACGGGGAAATCGGACATGAACCTTAGTTCTGACGGGGCAGAGATAGACAACGCACGTAAGCTTCAAGTTTATGGTGATTGGATCAGGTTTGTTGATGGAGAAGGATCAGATGTGAAGATTACACCCGGTGTGATCAAACAGCTAATGATCTTTGCACTGGAACATGTAAACGAGTTTGAAGAGGGAGCATGGGAATGAGCGGCGGACACTTTGACTACAAGCAACACGTTATGCTGGACATAGCAGATAGCATTGGCTCTGCCATCCTGAATAACGACAGCACTGAAAAGGATGAATGGGGCTCAGACATTGGTTGGCACTACACCTCAGAAACCATCGTTGAATTTGAGAAGGCTGTAAAGGCACTAAAGCTGGCTTACGTTTATGCACAGCGCATTGACTGGCTGCTGTCTGGTGACGATGGCGAGGATAGCTTTCATATACGGTTGCAAGCACAACTAAAGGAGTTGACATGACAACAAGCACAGGAGGCCCAGCGTTTCCCAATGAGGGCGGTGCAGGTAATCTTTGGAACGACAAAGGCATGACCCTGCGCGATTACTTTGCTGGCAAAGCGATGGGGGCTCTTTTAGTTGACCCGTCATGGCAGGGCAACACCACCGGGACAGTCGCAGCAATTGCCTACGAAATGGCAGATGCCATGTTGAAAGCGAGGGAACAGAAATGACAACACAACCAGAAGCCTTGCGGCTGGCTAACCGACTTGACCTATATGCAGCCGGTGATAAGCACCAGCGAGACACAGAAGAAGCCGCTGCCGAACTGCGCCGACTCCATGAGGCGAATCAGGAGTTGCTAAAGGTATTGAAAGAGTCGCGCAAGATCATTCGGGCGTCAAGTTCGCGCAATCTTGTCAAGGATTGGGATGTCCGCACCACTGCAGCAATAGCTAAAGGAGAAGCCAAATGAAAGACGATGAGATTGAAGATTTATTTGCCTACGGCTGGCTAGACACCGCCGTTGCCATTTTCCTCGCGCTGCTTGCGTTGGTGGCACTATTTTTTATGGCGGGGTATTTGACATGAGCCGCTTACTACACGCTGCCGCCCGTGGGGCGAGTCCTGACCAACTTGAATATCAGTACGGCCCGATTAGCACGGAGGTACGCAAAGCCGCAGAGACCATCGCGAAAAAGGCGTACCTACACGACGTACTAGGTCACTACGGCCTCGCCGCGATTGACGATTACTTATCACGGTCAAATGAATTTAGTTATTGCTGGGACAAAACTATGAACGCAACTGCTATGCAGAAACAATTATTTCTTTTAATCTTGGCCGAAGCACTGGCCGATGAGGGGATGTGATATGGACAGAGAACTACTTGAACTCGCAGCGAAGGCTTATGGTCTGGAAGAAGCAAAGATGCGGATTGAGTTTAACCAGTGGAACCCCATTGAAGACGATGGCGATGCGCTGCGGCTGGCGGTGAAGTTAAAACTCTGGACTCACAGTGGCATGGGGGCTTTTCTTGACGATCCTGACCCCCTCGCAGCAACCCGCCGCGCCATCACCCGCGCAGCAGCAGAAATTGGAAGGAGTATGAAATGACAGGATATTACTGCGTTGTATGCTGTAAGTTTTTACTAGCGGATAAGCATGGAGTTATCGTGCATGACGATGTGCCGCACCCTGTTGATATGGACTTTGGAGACGAGGAGAAGCCGCAATGACACCGCTAGTCAAAGAAATGATCAAGATGGTATCGGTGGCTGACCTTGACCCAACTCAGATGCAATGGTTTGATGTAACTGGATCGATCAAGGAATACATTGGCTATGACCAACGCAAATACTTGCTCCACCCAGCGCCGTACAAAAACATGATGTTGTGCGGTAAGACAGCGCAGGGTGACTTTATGCTGTCAGTGCTGGCTGAACCAGCGGCAACCATTGTGACGGGTTGGATTATGAAGCCAACAGGGTACAAAACCCTTGGGACTTTTTTGTTTGCTGAAGACAATGGCGAACCAAAGACAGGCGAGGTTGACAAGCCAATTGACCCGCAAGACCAGTCAATGATGTGCGCGATTGTGGCTATGTTTTACGCATCGTTGGATATGCCCGTAGAGGCTTACGTCCCCACACCCCACAAGGCCAACGTAAGCAGAGCCAAACGTGGATTGAAGCCGTTGTATGACTGGCACACGGTAATCATTGATCCACCCAAGCCGCAGTCAGAGTCTCGCGGCGGTACACACGCAAGCCCACGCAGGCATCAGGCCAGAGGTCACTGGCGTACATACAAATCTGGCAAACGAGGCTGGGTCAAAGAATGTTGGCGTGGCAATGCCAGCAAGGGAACAGTGTTTAAAGACTACGAAGTAAAGGATGTGACATGACTGGATTTGAATCAAAGCGCCAAGCAGCGCAAGCCAAGCTGGACGATGACGATGCACAGGTCTACATTGCAGAGTATGAGGCTGCTCTGTTGGTCTCATACCAAAGCGGTTTTGCCGATGGCAAGAAAGCAGCACAGCCAGAGCAGGAGCCGGTGGCGTGGCGCACGTTTGATGGTGAAGGCGGGTACGACTACCGAACCTATGATGACAACGAAAACTACCATGATGAATGGGGCAAACGCAACCCAAATCATAAAGGATGGGTTGAGCCCGTCTACACCACCCCACCCGCAGCACAGCGCCCGTGGGTAGGGCTGACAGATGAAGATAGGCGTAAATTTGCGGCGGCTCAGTATGGCTGGGAAGATTTGCTTATTGCGGCAGAAGCCAAACTAAAGGAGCGCAATCGAGGGGCGACCACACACTGCCAGTGCGCCGCCTGCAAAAACGGCAATATACACGACAGTGATTGCTCTGTTCACAACGGCGATGCGCTACCCGTTGGGCCTTGTGATTGCAGTCTTGCCACCCCACCAGTGCAGCCAGCAGAGCCAGCGCAGAAGTTTTATCAACCCGCTGCAAACGAAGCGGTAGAAATTTTGAAGTCACTTGGCTACGTGTACGAGCCGACATACACTGGACTTGCGTGGGTAGCTAAAAAGTCAGCACAGCCAGAGCAGCGCAAGCCGCTGACGGATGAACAGATTCAAGAAGTAATGACAAAAGCTGTGCAAGCAAAGAAAGTTTCGTGGATGGGATATGAAAAGGATGAATTTGGGCGCTACACAATCCCAGTCTTGTCTCCGCATCACTTTCAAATTTTCAGGATCGCCGAAGCCGCCCACAACATCAAGGAGGGGATATGAGCGATACGATGCTTTTCGGCGTCTTAAAAATGCCTTTTGAAATGGCAATGCGAGATGAAATGTCACGCATCCAGTTTTACCAAAGGGTACAAGAGCTAGTTGCTAGGGTGGAGGCGCAGCCAGAGCAGGAGCCATGCATAGGAAAAGACCCGCGATGCCCTTGTCAAGATGGTGATGCGTGTCATTACAAAGACTGTGGGGGTACGAAGGCACGGCCAGTGCCGCAAGCCGAGCCAACCCAGTGGCGCGACATGGTGGTGGTTACCCTAGTCCGAGAGGGCATCAATAAACACCGGGCGCGGGAATTGGCGGATCACTTTGCCACCCCACCCGCAGCACAGCGCCCGTGGGTAGGGCTGACTGCCAGCACAATATTGAACCTGATGCCCAGCAGCATCCCCGCCGACCACGATGGTGCACTGATGGAATTTGCCCGATCCATTGAAGCCAAGCTGAAGAAGAGCAACATATGAAGGAATCATTGACCGAAAAAGTCCTGATTGCTATAATGTTTATCGGGTTTGTGGTGGTTATCTGCTTGCTCCCTGACCTGTTTTAACGAATTGAAAGCGAATCGGTTACATCAAACAATACGGAGAGAGAAAATGGCAGAACGAATTTACATCGTCAACAGTGCCCAAGGCGCGCGACTAGTCAAAGCCAACCTGCGCCAGCAGGCCCTGAGTTACGTCGCCAACAGCACCTTCACGGTCCGAGTAGCGACTCAAGATGATCTGGTAACCCAGCTCACGGCCGGAGCCAAGATCGAGCAGTACAAGGCCGAGGACGGCGAGCAGCCCGGGGATTGATCCGGAGATCTATGTGACCTTCAGCCCGGATTGGACCGCATGGATCAAAACCAACACGGCCGCCGGTGTAAAGCCGGACGTCGTCTTCGGAATACTCCTGCGGCATGGCTTCGGGTACGAGTCAATACGGCAAGAGATCGGTTACACACCGAGCGTGCCGTTAGACAGGCTGCTGAACCCGCACAGAGCACCGCACGAGTTTCTGCCAAATTACACCCGCCAAGGGTTTCAGAAGTTCCCCGTGCCCAAGCCACTGTTTGACAAAATGTTGCGTTTTTACAACGAGAACAAAAACACTGAGAAAGATGAGCACGTCGAGGGTTTTATCTCGGGCGTGTCCTCGAGTAAACCAAGCACGACCATTGAGCTGCCGGACGCGCTCCGCAAAGAGATCCAAGACACCCTGAGCCCATTGGTGGCAACATGGAGCGACAAGGCCGTAGACCCAACCTACGTGTACGGCATTCGTGTGTACAAGGACAAGGCGGTGCTCAAGCCCCACCGGGACAGGATAGAGACCCACATCTTCGGTGCCATCATCAACATTGATCAGGACGTGCGCGAGGACTGGCCACTGATAATCGAGGACCACGCCTACGAGCCGCACCAGATCCTGATGACACCCGGCGAGATGGTCTTCTACGAGTCCGCCCGCCTGAAGCACGGCAGACCAGTACCGCTAGAGGGCAACGCCTTTGCCAATGTGTTCTGCCACTTTACACCAAGCGATTACAAATCACCAAGTATCAGGTACGATACGCCCAAATTAACGGACGAGGATTAAGGTCATGCCAGAAACCGCCGCAAAGCCATCAAAACGGGCTACAGCAGCCCAAAAGCCTAAAGCCAAGGGTAAGGTAGCCAAGCAGCCTGTCAGCGCTCCTCAGAGGACAAGCAAGTCAACCTACACCACACATATAGCTGACTTCATCTGCATCAGGCTGTCAGAGGGTGAGAGCTTGCAGGAAATTGTGAAGACTGAGGGAATGCCAGACAGGGCGACTGTGTACCGGTGGTTGCTGGAGCAGCCCTTGTTCTGCGACAAATACATACGCGCACGCGAAGAACAGGCCGACACGCTGGCCGACGAGATTATTGGTATCGCTGACGAGTCGCCCGAGACTGTGGAGGTGCTAAACAAGCACGGTGAGGTGATTGACATCAAGATTGACTCAGGGTACGTGGCCTACCAGAAACAGCGCATCGAGGCCCGCAAGTGGACGGCCATGAAGCTCAAGCCTAAAAAGTACGGCGACAAACTTGAGCTGGCCGGCGACCCCAACAATCCTATCAAGATTGAGGCGCAGGTGGAGGCCGACAACTTCCTCGCGACGATCATGAAGAACGCGGAGTTGAAACGGCAAGTCTCGGCTAATGAGTGACATCGCGGAGATCGTCTCGGACCCGGAGGTCCAGAGGCACCTAGCGGCTGCAAGCCCCGAGTACCGATTGGCGTGGGCGTGGAGGATGAGCTGGTTCGCTACCCAGCACAAGCACCAGATTTTGCCGCCCGGAGACTGGTGGTCCATCTGGCTGATGCTGGCTGGACGTGGAGCTGGCAAGACCCGCACGGCTGCCGAGCAGATAGCTTGGTGGGCTTATGAGCAGCCCGGCACCCGCTGGCTGGTAGCTGCACCTACCTCGGCTGACGTCCGGGGGACGTGCTTCGAGGGCGACTCCGGCCTGCTGGCGGTGATCCCCAAGTCATTGGTGGCTGACTACAACAAGACCGCGCACGAGCTTCGTCTGCACAACGGCAGTCTGATTAAGGGTATACCCGCATATGAGCCTGAGCGCTTCCGGGGTCCACAATTCCACGGGGGCTGGTGTATCCCACCAAATGCCATGATTGCGTTGCCAGATGGGAGCGAGATAGCAATTGAATTTGTGCGGCCCGGCGATTCGGTCATGACCCGTTATGGCCCTCGTAAAGTGGTGGCTTCTGGCGTATCTGGCAATCCCGCTGGCTTGGTATCAATCGATTGTGGTGAGGTAGTATTGACCACAACCGATGATCACCCCATACTTGTTGGTGACCAGTGGATTCCCGCTGGCAACATCAAGGCAGGGGATTTTGTATGGAGAGCGTCATTTACGACGGAGTCACTTGGCATAAAAGGCCAAGCGGGCATTACCAAAACAAGCGCCGAGGCTACTTCCACAGGTACATCTGGGAGCGGGCGCATGGCCCAATTCCGAAAGGCTTTGTTGTCCATCACGTCGATCACAACGTCAAAAACAACGACGTCTCAAATCTTGCTCTTATGTCAAAGTCGGACCATCAGAGACATCACAAGATGGGGACAACAAACAGCGAAGCTCAAAAGAACGCTGCTCGAAAAACTTTGGCCTCTTTGCGAACACCGAAGATTGGTCAATGCATTCAATGCAACAAAGAGTTTGTTTCACTATCAGCCAACAAGGTTGGCAGGTTCTGCTGTAGGCCGTGCTTGGACAGGTGGCGAGACAACCGCCAGTTTCCCAAACAAGTCACTTGCGTTAAGTGCGGGGGCGAGTACAAACAAATTCGAGAAAGCCATAAGCTCTGTTCAATCGGCTGTCGAAAAGCAGTGGCGCTTCAATCAAATCCCGGTAAGAAGCGTCGAACGGTTGCCCAACACGCTGACGTACAACCTGACAGTTGAGGGTGAGCACGAGTTCATAGCCAACGGCATTGTTGTCCACAATTGCGACGAGCTGGCGGCGTGGGACTATATACAAGAGGCGTGGGACCAGATTCAGTTCGGCATGCGGCTGGGCAAGCGCACCCGGATGATCTGCACCACCACGCCCCGCCCTAAAGACTTGATCATCGAGCTGATAGGCCGGGAGGGCAGCGATGTGGTGATGACCACCGCCTCGACCTACACCAATCTGGCCAACCTGTCGGAGAACTTCCGCAAGCAGATTTTGAGCTACGAGGGCACCACACTTGGCCGACAGGAGATCTACGCCGAGATTATTGACCCGGAGGAGGGTGGGATCGTCAAGCGGGACATGTTCAAGCTCTGGCCTGCCGGCCGGCCGTTCCCCAAGTTTGAGTACATCCTGCAGTCCTACGACGTTGCCACCAGCGAGAAGGCGCAGAACGACCCGACCGCCTGCATCACGTTTGGCTGCTTCAAGCCACAGGATGGCCCTATGGCGGCCATGGTGATTGACTGCTGGCAGGAGCGCATGATGTACCCCGACCTGCGGCCAAAGGTCATCGAGGAGTACGAGACCGTCTTCGGAGTT